GAAGTGTTATAATGCAACTCGTGGGACAAATGGTACAATTTACCTGTTTCCTCGATATCAGCCACTTTCTCTGTTCTGCTCTGTTCTACACGGATAACGCACTTAACACTTGTACTCTGCAAGGATTTGTGTATAATAAACGTGTTAATGAAGACAAATTTGTTTAGATTTTTGAAAGGATAGAACAAATGACAGAAGTAGAAAAAGAATTAAGGGAATGGCTACCAGATCTGTTTGTTTATTTAGACACAGAAAAGAGCATAGACGAGTTGGATTATGATAACGATCCAGATGTAGGGGATAAATATGAATCACTAGTTAAAATAGAAAGTGAAGCCAGTCATAAGCTAAGTTCAATGATTGAGGAATCTGAAAAGGCTTTGGTTAGATATACAAAAGAATATTCAGAATATGCTAGTGATACGGCGAAAATAAATGCGTATGACACTTGGAACGAGTTACCTTGGGGTGACGATAAGGATGGAGAGCATGACAATGCTTATGTTCAAAGTGTTTTTGTTGCGGACATAATTCTTAGGTCAGAAGATACGGTTGCAAATGTACATCACGACTTAATGAATGAAGGGATAAACTAATGAAGCTAGAACTAAAAAACATTAAATACGCTGAATGGGCGTCTCAAGAGACCGCTTGTTACGATGCTAACTTATATGTAGGTGGCCAACCTTTTGCCTTTGTCTCAAATGACGGTCATGGCGGAGCAGATCGTGTTGATCGTGATCCAAGGTTCAAGGGCATTTGGTCAGAGACGCTAGAAGAAGCGGAGCAATATTGCCGTGAAGCGTACAAGTTTAAGGGTTACAAAGGCACTTGGCACAATGGCAATTTGGAGATTGCGTGTGGAGCATTGTTAGGTGCTCATCTTGATCGCAAGCATTATAAGAAGTTATTGCGTCAAGTTTGTTTTCTTACGGAAGAGGGTGAGTTGTTGTCTTTTCCTAAGAGAGTGAAGCCAGAGCCTAGTATCTATGACACGATACGAGAAGCTCGTGATGATTTAAAGAACGTGACATTTTTAAATGAGCTATCGTTCGATGATGCGGTATCCAAGATTAAATCGGTTGAGGTGTAAGATGGATCAAGATAAAAACATTAAGTTTTTAGTGGAGTGGGTTTCGGGTTACGGTGATGCTTCACCAAAAGTTGTCACCTTACATGACATTAAAACCAAAGATGAGTGGAACGCAGATTATCTACCGATTAATGATTTTGAAGAAAGTGATCGGGAGATTTTTATTTACACTGATCCATCTGGAACTGTTAAATTTACCAGAATAATAATGGGAGAAGCATAATGGATCTTTTCAAAGGATATTGGGAAGATTTAACTATTCCTAAAGAGTGGGAGTGTAATGCTTTTCATCACAACACCGCTCCATCGTGGGTTTTTGGGGAACTAGAGTTGTTCGTCAATCACCCAGACGGCTACAACACGGAGGGCAATTTGCCCTCTGGCACACCTCGTTTTATTATTATGAACGAGGATAAAGAAGAATTTAAAACCAACAATTTCAAGGACGCCATTGAAGTGATGTATAATCATGCATCACGGAATGCTTGCGATGCGTACTATTGGGATTGTGTAAAAGCGAGAAGGGAGAAGTATAATGGTCAAGATAACAGTAATAAAAACGCCTGATGAGCGTAGGTGGTTAGACACGCTTTGGAACGCTTTGTGGACATATCGTGAGGACAGTATTCCAGAGGGTGATGTAATGTATGACTCTGAGTGGGACGATATTTGTTTTGCGATGGCGAGGATTAAAGAACGTTTAGGATTGGAGGATCAAGATTATGGGTAGAATGAAAGCATGGTTAATGGACATGGAAGAAGATGCTACTCACATGGACAGAGGTTCGTGGGAAGAGAAGCATGGTTCATCGAACGTGGATATATTTCATAACGTACAAATGGATATGTACGAGCATGAGATAGAGAATGCGTTACAGAAAATGTATGAGTGCAAGAAGGAGATTAAGGCATGAACAGATATTACGTCGAATATGAAGATCATTGGCATGATTATATAAATACATACGTTTATGTAATGGCTAAAAGTACTGAACAAGTAAAAGAAATGATGAGTGGATATAAATTAATAGTAGTTGAGTCTACAGAGTAAAGGAGATTAAGGCATGACTGATGATATAGAAGAGAAGTTGTACATGGATCTTTTGGATTTGTGTGAGAAACATTCTGATGAGATGGGTGTTCCAGATTTTGCTCATTTTGTTACGAGCTTTATTGCGAGAATGTGCATGGACTGTGCACCTAATGAAATGTCTGGCATTTTAATGATGCTAGATGCGATTACGGATAGCGGTTTGAAATACAAGCGTGATGAAGATGATTGGAGGAATGATGTATAGACCAGATCCAAGAGATGCGATGATTGAGGGCTACACGGAAGCCTTGGATGATTGCAAAGATATCGCTGAAAAGACGTTGGACGCTTTTCTTGAAACTTCAAAAACGATTGAAGAAGAGAGGACAGTTCAAAGAGTTGTTCATTCAATCCAAAAACAAATGGAGGAGTTATAATGCTTGATGATGGTCTTATGAAGCGTTTAGAATACAGAAAAAAAGCTATAAAATCTATGGTTTTAAAGGCTTCTGTCATGAAAAGACGTGATTTTGAAAAGACTTTTATAAACTATGACCAAGAGTTTATTCATAAAATATACAACATGGTGCAAACGAAGTTGCTTAAAGAAGCCGTGGAGGAACTGTAATGGGATTAGATATGTATTTGAGTGGAAGTCATTTTAATGCAACTTTAATAAAGAAGAAGGACGGCTCATATGAGGAAGTAGATCGCCCTCTTCTTGAGGATAAATATCCTATTGAGTCTCACGATATTTTGTTGGGATATTGGAGAAAACATCCTGATCTTCATGGAATGATTGTGGAGACATTTGCCGATGGTGTGGATGAGTGTCAAAGAATTAATCTGACCAAGGATAGATTGCGGTTGATTATTGATGCGGTTAAATCTGATAAATTGGTCAAGGATCACAATGGTTTCTTTTTCGGCAACTCTACAGAAAATGGTAGTTATTCTGAGGAAAGCAAAGCCGAGACTGTTGAAAGTTTTGAGTTAGCGATGGAGTTCCTTGAGGATGATGAACAATGGCGAGATGTCTGGTATCGGGCGTCTTGGTAAAGTTATCTCTAGTCGGCATCCCTTTTTGGGGTGTCGTGTAGGTATAATTTAAATTGAAAGGAGAAAGCTATGCCTAATTTTGTTACAAATGAAGTGGTGTTTAACTTCGATATGAGCCACGATAAGGATCGGTTCATGAAGCTAGTAACGTCAGACGACAATGAGTTTGACTTTAATAACATTGTTCCGATGCCAAAGGAGATTAATCCCAGAGGTTCGTTAGGTTATAAAGACAGAGAACAACCTAATTGGTACGATTGGAGTTGCGAGAACTGGGGAACTAAATGGAACAGTTCCAAGGCACACGTTAATTATGAGGAAGAAAACTATGTATGTTTTTCTTTTTTAACGGCGTGGTCAGCTCCTACTCCAATTGCCGTGAAGCTAAAGCGTATGTTTAAAGGCATTAGTTTTCGTTGGTTTTACCGAGATGAGAGCGATAATTTTTGCGGTTATTTAGATGATGATATTGAGGGGATAAGATGAAGCATTCACAAAAATTAGTTGATCAGGCTCACGACCTAGCGTTTAACGGTGAGCTTTCAAACAAGGCTATAGCCAAGAAGTTAAAGCTAACGGCTAATCAGTTGAATTATATTCTTTATCAAAGAACACAGAAAAACTCTGATCCCTTTGTATCCTTACACGCAGTTTTGACATCTGGATTGAAGCTCAAGAAAGAACCTACCATTACGGAGAGTTTCTTGGACTTCTTTATTTCGGAGGACTTTAGATGACTGAGTGGAACATTAAAGTAGAGATGAACCAGAATTGTTGTGAGCATTTAGTTTCTCGGTATTACGATGGGATTGAAGCGGAGACCTTGGAGCAAGCTGAAGAGATTGCGTACCATAGGTTTATAGATACGCTTGAGAACAGTATTGTCACCAGAGAGTTTATAACCAAACCTTATTGGATGGATATTACTCCAGAGGATTATGATGCTCAGACACGTTGATCTATGTTCGGGGATCGGGGGCTTCAGCCTCGGTTTTGAGTGCGCACAGTTGTCCACCCCCATATTATTTTGCGACACCGAGCCTTGGTGTCGTAAGATACTCGCAAAGAATTTTCCAAATGTACCCATAGCTACAGATGTAAAGGAGTTAGCTAATGACCCAGAAAGACTTGTTCCAGACTGTGACATCCTCACAGCAGGATATCCGTGCCAACCATTCTCCGTCGCTGGATTACAAAAAGGCACAGAAGATGACCGCCACATCTGGCCGTACATCTTTAAAATTGTTGCACACAAAAGACCCACTTGGTGCGTTTTCGAAAACGTTTATGGTCACATCGCAATGGGTCTCGACCAAGTGCTCGCTGACTTGGAAAGCGAAGGCTACGCCACACGGACGTTTATTGTTCCAGCTTGCGGTGTCAACGCTCCCCACAGAAGAGACAGACTCTGGATTGTGGGCTACGCCGAACACGATGGATCATCTACCTCAAAGATCCGAGGAAGCAACACGCAAGATGCAAGAGGGGCATCGCAAGGGCAGATCCAAACCAAGCAATCTTCGGGAGCAAGTGGACGAAAAGACGATGGATCTTTACATCAAGACATGGCCGACACCCAGAGCATCGGACGTGGAGGGCGGAATAGTTCAGAACGTGGAACTGGAGAACGGAACGTTCAGTCGGAAGAACAAGGACGGAGTTCGGTGGGGCGTGAAACTGAGAGACGCAGTGAACCATGTAGAGAGAATGTGGCCGACACCAACGGCAACGGAAAGGAGCGGAATCAACCCACAGACGGGAAAAGGCGCTGGGTTAACCAAAGCAGTGCAGATGTGGCCAACTCCAGTGGCGAGGGATCACAAGGGCGGTTATCAGGGCGGTCGGGTTCGGAATGGCAAAGTTTCATGGGACAGTCTGGACGTGGCAGTTCAACATACGGACAATCAGGAGAAGACTGGTGGGCAGTTGAGCCCAATATTCGTAGAGTGGCTCATGGGATACCCAGAAGGATGGACAGAATTAAAGGATTAGGCAACGCAATTGTGCCACAAATTGCCATGAATATTGGTCTGGCGATAAAAGAGGAGATTGAGAGGTAATGCCATACGAGCGACAGAAAAAATATTACGAAGCAAACAAAGAAAAAATATTAGAGCGAAAGAAAAAATATTACGAAGCAAACAAAGAAAAAATATTAGAGAAAGATAAAAAATATAAAAAGGAAAACAAAGAAAAAATATTAGAGCGAGCGAAAAAATATTACGAAGCAAACAAAGAGAAACTGTTAGAGAAAGGTAAAAAGTATAAAGAAGCAAACAGAGAAAAAGAAATAGAGTATCAGAAAAAATATAGAAAGGAAAACAGAGAAAAAGTATTAGAGCGAGCGAAAAAATATTACGAAGCAAACAGAGAAAAAGAAAGAGAGGATCAGAAAAAATATTACGAAGCAAACAGAGAAAAACTGTTAGAGAAAAATAAAAAAGGGATAAAATATTTAAGTGATAACTATGTTAAAGGTCTTTTAACTAAGAACACTAATTTAACTTATAAAGACATACCTCAAGGATTAATTCAGGCAAAGAGAGAATTAATTAAAATCAGACGGTTTATAAAAAGGGAGAACCAAAAATGAAAAATGTAGTAGAACTGAGAACCCAACTTGCAATCGCTTTTGAAGGATTGTCGAGTGGTGAACTAAGCTCCAAGGACGCAAGCGAGATGGCAAACCTAGCGGGGAAAATGATTAATTCTGCCAAGGTGCAACTTGACTACCATGCGTTGCGTAAGGACACTCCAAGCATAAAATTTTTACACGTTGAAGAAGATGTAAAAGATTGATTTGGAAAGCAATGGCACTTGTGTGCGTGCTTTTGAATGGAGACGTGACTTGTCCTACAGTTATGTTTGAAGAAACTTTTAGAAGTAAGCAAGAATGTGAGGGGTGGCTTGTACGAAAACGCTTGTATGGACTACCTAAGAACAAAAAAATAGTAATGGACGACTGTTACTTGCAACGGTAAGGTAACTTATTGTTGGGCTAAATAACTTATCGCAAAGGAGGAAACAATGGCGAATAAACAATTAGCAGAATTTAAGAACGTGGGTTTGTTAAAAGAGACGCACGACAAACTGAGGGAGATATCTGATCATGAGCAAAGGACTTTTACACGTCAGCTCAAGATTATTTTAGACAAGTATTACGATACTTGGAAATACCCTGATAACGAATAGCACAAAGGTTATTAGCCCCTAGCTTTCAACGCTAGGGGCTTTTTCCAACAACAACTTATATAGATGAATTATCTCACCTCTGAACATTGAGATTGCTCTTTCGTTTTTACGTCCAAGGTCTTTTTCAATTTCAATTAAATCTTGGAGACGATCAATTCTTTTTTGTATTGTATTTTCCATCTTCTATCTCATCATAATAGGCATCTACTACTATGGCACTAACAATCGTTGCCATGTCTACTTGGCTTTTACCTGCCTGTTCGCAAAGCCATTCTACTACTTCGGGAGTAAGGTGGGCACTAATTTTTCCTTGAGGAACGCCCCTTTGTCTCCATTGTGCCATGCAAATAAATTTTTCATTACATCGAGCACATCTCTTTTTGTTCGAAGTAGCAAACTCTTGTCTGCAATCTGAACAAAGACTCATTTTTCTGTCTTACCGGGAAACTTGACAACATTTCTTTTTGACAAAGGTTCGATGAACGAAGTAGCCAACTCCCATGACAAACCTGTCAGGGCGGCAAATCTTTGGATCGCTTGATCCTTTCCCATGTTTCCTTTTTTATATTCGACGATAACGTCTACGCTACTTTTGATTTGGGGTCTAACTTCAGCCATTTTCTTACATTTTCTCCTAATACATTTGCACTCATTTTTATTTTACCTGTTAGAGCTTTTACGATCTTTTCGTCGATTGTGCTCTCGCAAACTAAATCTATATAGGTGACAGGGTTATGCTGACTAATTCTATGTGCTCGATCTTCAGATTGTGCTCTGGTTTCAAGATTAAAATCGTTTGAATAATAAACGACTGTGTTGGCCCTTGTCAGCGTAAGGCCACGACCTGCGGTTGCAGGATTTCCTACAAAAAATCTAAGCCCCGAACTTTCTGATTGAAACTCCCGGATAATTCTTTGTCTTTCGTCTTCTGATGTATCCCCGAAAAAAGATGCTGTAGATCTGTCCCCGAAAACTTTCTTTAATGTTTGTGTGATAGAGATGATATCGTATCTAAACCTGGACCAGATAATTATTTTCCCCGAACTCTCATGACATATATCAAGCAGTGCGTCCAAGCGTTGGGTCGGGAACGAGATAATCTCTCCATCATCTGTTTTTAAATGCCCCGAAAGTATCTGTTGCAGCCGAAGCATTTGCGTAATGACCGCAGGTGTTGTGACTAAATCGCCGTTGTCCAAGAGCAGAAGTGCTTGTTTCTGTATGCGTGTGTACATATCGAGTTGTTCTTTTGTCATGGAAACATACCTGGCGGTGTATATTTTTTCTGGCAAATCAAGACATTGATCCTTTAGAACCCGAAAACTAAATGCTTCGAGCTTCTTGGTTAGTTCCTCGATGTGCCTAAACCCGACTATTTGATTGAAGGACTTAGTGCCCATCTTTACATTCTTGAGTATAGCGTACCGAGCTTGGAAAGCATAGAACGAACTAAACCCTAGCATTTGTGCTCCTAAGAACTCGCACTGTGCAAACAAATCAAGCGGTGAGTTTGTAACCGGGGATCCTGTTAATATTCTTTTATACTTAAAACTTCTTGATAGTTTGATCAGAGCCTTGGTTCGTTTGGCCTTATGATTTTTGATCGTGGTTGATTCATCAACTGCTATTAGACCTTTAGCCCCGAACTTTCTCCCGAACCATTCACCCGCCTCGCGTCCCCGAATTGATGAGAAAGCTTCAACGTTCATAACAAACACTTTCATCTTATCTGTGGCGGCACACATTTCTTTAATCTCTTGCTTGCGTCCTTTGGTCATTGGTGACTGCCAACTGGACACACTAACAGGTAGATCGTCCCAGAAGTGTGCGGGGATCTCCAGTTCGAGCCAATTACGATAAACGCCCTTTGGTGCGATAATAATTGCAAAATCTATTTGCTTTTCGGAGTAAAGTCTTGCAATGTCATCTAACAGGGATTTTGACTTACCAGTACCCATTTCCATAAGATAGGCGAATGCTCCCTTGTTTTCGCTCTTTTGATATGCCTCTTCCTGGTGTCGATATGGTTTAGTTTTAAATTTGTTGTTGACTTTCATCTATATCCTCCGATAGAGTCACCATACGGTATTCATAAGATGCCGTCAACTTAAACCTGAAGAGGATGTACTTGTCATGAAGACAGATATTTTTGAAGAAACAATGTTCGCGGAAGCCTCGACACTAGATAAAGTCGATACGCAAACCGGGAAACAATTATCCAACTTGGTTACAAAGCTTAACGATGTAGCTTCAGATATTTTAAAGACTGAAGAGGCATTGAAACAGCTCAAGGCGGAAAAGCAACGACTATCCATTGATATGATTCCACAAGTTATGGATGAAATGGGCATCGAGCGCGTAGATGTGGAGGGAGCAACGGTGACGTTAAAGCCATTTGTTTCTGCAAGCATACCCAAGGATCGGCGCGAGGAAGCATTTAATTGGCTTCGTGAAAACGGTCTGGACGACATTATAAAGAACGATGTCGTTCTGTCTTTTGGTCGAGGGGAGGACAATGTTGCAGGATCATTAATGGTTGATCTTGAGAACAAAGGTTTTCATCCAGAATCAAAGACGCACATTCATGCAATGACTTTAAAAGCTTTTGTCCGCGAGAGAGTGGAGAATGGCGAACCAATAGATCTCGACTTGTTCGGTGCTTTTGTGGCTCGAACTGCTGATGTAAGGAGGAAATCATAATGTCGGAACTTACTACGAAGAAAGAAACTTTACCTGCAAGTTTGATGAGCGACTTGTTATCTGGAGAAGGGGTTGATTATGATACCTCTGAATTACAGATACCATTCGTTCGCGTAATACAGGCTCTGTCACCACAGATTAAGAAGAATGACTCTGCTTTTATAAAGGGAGCGTCTCAAGGTGATGCGTTTAATACAGTAACTGGGGATTACTGGAGTGGCGAGGAAGGCTTCGAGGTTGTACCGTGTTTACAACAAACGAAGTACTTGGAGTTTATACCTCGTGATCAGGGCGGTGGTGGTTTTGTTGGCGAGTTATCTGCTGACGATCCAAATATTGCCAGGGCGACAAGAACAGGTGGTAAGGAAATCCTACCTAACGGCAATGAGTTAGTGAAGAGCGATCAACACTACTGTATGCTTATAGGTTCGGATGGACTATATCAGCCCGTAATTGTTGATATGAAATCAACCCAACTATCCGTGTCTCGAAGATGGAAGACACAAATTGCAATGCTAAAGGTTAAAGATGCACAAGGCGTTCTTAAAACGCCAGCGTTATTTGGCACTGTTTGGCGGTTAACAACTGTCGAGCAAAGCAATGACATGGGTACTTGGTACAATTGGTCTGTCGAGAAAGTAAAAATGATAGACGATGAAGCATTGCTACAGGAAGCAATTAATTTCCGTAAGTCAATTCAAAAGGGTGAAGCCAAGGCGGTAGTCGAGGATCACGATGATAAAGAAGAAGCACCCTTTTAATTAACACGAGGAGGGTCTTTCTGAGGCTCTCCTCTTTTTTACGGAGAAACATATGTCTTTGACAGACCGTTTTAAAGCGGCATTTAGAGGTTCAGACCTTGCTCATGGACAGACAACGATAGGTAAAACGAGACGTAACGGCAAGACAGATGCAAAAAGCTACATAGTCAAGCAACCGTTAACAAAGGATTTAATCGAGGAGCATTTAAAGGGAACAAAGGGCGTTGGGTCAATACCAATAAATGATAAGAACCTGTGCAATTTTGGTGTGCTAGACATAGACACCTATCCCATAGATCACCTCGAAGTTTTAAAGAAGTGTCGTAAGTTAAAGTTACCATTGGTTGTTTGCAGATCGAAGAGCGGAGGTGCACATTTGTTTTTGTTTATGAAGACAGAAACGAGTGCGTCCGAGATCCGAGATTATTTAGGCGAGATGTCTGCAGCTTTAGGTTACGCGGGATGTGAAATCTTCCCCAAACAAGATCGTATTCTTGCCGAGCGTGGAGATGTAGGTAACTTTATTAACCTACCGTACTTTGACCAAGCGAACACTGTTCGTTATGCGTTCAAAGAAAATGGCGACGACATGACCTTAGAAGAGTTCCTTGATGAGGTAGACAAGAGAAAGACGACAGTATCGAGCTTAGAGAAGATAGACTTTGGTACACAACGAGAGCAGTTTTCAGATGCACCACCATGTTTACAGATGTTTTTTTCTATGGGCATACCAGAGGGTACGAGAAACAAGGTGATGTTTAACGGCGGACTATACCTAAAGAGGAAGTTCCCGGATACATGGAAAGATAAACACGAAGAGCTGAACCAGAAGCATTGCGTTCCGCCTCTTCCAGCCAATGAGATTGTCGGACTACAAAAACAGATAGATAAGAAAGAGTATCTTTACACTTGCAAAGACGAGCCGATGTCTAGTCATTGTAACAAAGCGATGTGTAAGACACGCACGTTTGGTATTGGTGATGCAGATGCCACGCCTCAAATTGGTGGGCTGACGATACTTTTGTCCGAGCCTCGATTGTACTTTTTAGATGTAGACGGCAAACGTTTAGAGATTACAACAGAGCAATTACAGATGCCATTACAGTTCCAAAGGGCTTGCATGGAGCAGATAAACTTTATGCCACCATTAGCAAAACCTACGGAGTGGCAACCTATTGTTAATTCGTTACTTAACAACGCCACACACATCGAGGTGTCAGAGGAACTAACGAGTGTAGGCCAGTTTAAAGAACTTCTTGAGATGTTCTGCATGAGTAGGATTAGAGCCAAGTTTCCAGAAGAGTTGTCTATGGGCAAGCCTTGGACGGAAGACAACTTTACTTACTTTACGATGAAGGGATTACAGGAGTTTTTACGACAGAGAGGATTTACCTTGTACAACAGACCACAAATCCAACAGAGACTAAAAGATCTGAATGGAAATCAAAGCTGCCACGGACAGTACAAGGTGAAGACAGAAGGAGGGAAGTGGACAAATATTAGGGTTTGGTGGGTTCCTAAGTTTGAAGCTAACGAAGTTGAGATACCTACTAATGAAAAGGAGTTACATAATGAAGTCCCATTCTAATGAGTGGCGAGACCAGAACTACGTTAAGATTGGGGAAATAGCTGAGAAGTTCGGTGTTTCTCGATCAACGATATACAAATGGGTGGAGGAGAAAAACTTTCCCTTACCTGTTGTATTTGGCGATGCCAAGAAAAACAGTACAGTGAGATGGTTGGAAAAAGATATCCAAGAGTGGATTGACCAGAGACCGAGAGCCAAGGATGAGTGAAAAGTTAATCCTTGGGCCTCCCGGTTGCGGCAAAACTTATCGGCTAATCAATGTTGTAAAGGAAGAGTTGAAGAGCGGAACTCCTCCAGAGAAGATAGGGTTTGTTTCGTTTTCCAAGAAGGCTATCGAGGAAGCTAAAGCTAGGACTATAGCTGAACTAGGGTTAACGGATAAAGACGTCCCTTGGTTTAGAACACTACACTCGACAGGGTTTCAATGGCTTGGCATGAAAACCGAGGAAGTTGTTTCACGGTATGATTTCAATATGCTAGGAAAAGAGCTCGGATTGATCTTTGACAACAACACTGCTTCTGCATTGGCGGATGGTTTGCTACCTGCCTCAGTAAAAGAAGGCAACAAGTACCTAGAACTCATAGGTCGAGCAACGTTGCGTATGGTATCGCTAGAAGAACAGTACAATGACACAGAGAATTATAACTTGAGTTGGCCGATGTTAAAGAAGGTTGATGAGATATACTCGTTATATAAGTCAGAGAACGGCAAGTACGATTACACAGATATGATCAAGCAGTTTGTTGATCAGGGGTCTGCACCGTCCCTAGAGGTTTTAATCGTCGATGAGGCGCAAGACTTAACACCGCTACAGTGGGAGCAAGTTAAGCTGTTAAGGACGTCAGCGGAGCGTATATGGTACGCTGGAGACGATGATCAGGCGGTACACAGATGGATGGGGGTTCGAGTAGAACAATTCATGGAGATCTGTGATGAGGTAGAGATTTTAGAACAGAGTTATCGTGTGCCCAACTCTGTCCATGCACTTGCAAACAGAATAGTTAAACGAATAGACACCAGGCATGAAAAGAACTGGTTGCCGACAAAGCATGAGGGAACGATCAATTATTATTCAAATTGGTATGATGTGAATATTGATGAAGGTTCATGGACAATTATGGCTCGAACCAACAAAGTAATCGGCACGATTGCACATGAACTCAGGGAGAGTGGTTATTTATTTGAGAGGTATGGCATACCTAGTCTTAACCCAGATCTTATGAGGGGCATAGAAACGTGGGATACTTTGGTCGAAGGTCAATCAGTATCTGTTTCTCTTATTCGAGCCATGTACAAGCTTGCACCAAAACAAGGGGCGAACGCCGTTATTAAAAGAGGATTTGCTAAAACCTTGGAATATGTCGAGGAAGATGTAATGCTTAACTATGATGAGCTAGTCCAGAATCACGGATTGATTGCAGAAAAACACTGTCAAGGTAGTAGTGTTGTTAATATGTCCTTGGATGACAAGCGTTACATGAGATCTCTTGTTAGTCGAGGAGAGAACCTTGGCAGACCTAGAATAAAATTATCCACGATACACGCAATGAAGGGCGGAGAAGATGACAACATAATGTTGTTAACAGAGTCTGCATACCCATGCGTTAACAGTAAGTTTCCCGACGACGAGCATAGGATTTTCTACACAGGGATAACAAGAACAAAAGAAAATCTACACATAATAGAAACAAGTTCAAAATACAGGTATGATATATGAGACGAGAAGAAATACTAAGAAAAGCAGAGGGCTATATCAATGGTCCCAGAGCCAAGGACTACGGAGACTCACACACGAACCATTTGCGTGTGGCAAGATTGTGGTCTGTGATCCTTGGGCAAGACGTTACAGTAGACCAAGTGTACTTGTGCTTGGTTCAATTAAAAGTATCCAGACTAATCGAGACACCAGATCACGAAGATAGTTGGGTAGACATCTGCGGTTATGCAGCATTAGGAGGCGAGGAATGATAAACAGTACAGATGAGACATTCGAGGAAGACGTTCTAAAGAGCGATGTTCCAGTGTTAGTAGATTTTTGGGCGGAGTGGTGTAATCCATGTTTGCAGATAGCACCTGCACTTGAGGAGTTGTCAGAAAAGTACCAGGGTGAAATTAAAATCGTGAAGATGGATATTGATAAGAATCCGGGGACACCAAGTAAGTTAGGCGTTCGCAGTATTCCAGCTTTGTTTTTGTTTAAGGACGGAAAGGTTATTTCTAATAAGTCAGGATCCTATCCGAAAGCTGCATTAGATGTTTGGATCAAAGGCTCGATCTTATATGACGATGAGGAGAACTCTTAATGGCTAAAGGGAAGAGTACGTTATCCTTTTGGGAGAGAGAAGACTTTAATCACTTGGACTTAGAAACAGATTGGACAGCGCCAGATCAGTTTCCAGACTTAACGCAAAGCACTTACATAGCAATTGACCTAGAAACCTGTGACCCAAACCTAATGACACTAGGCCCAGGTTGGGCACGCGACGATGGTTTTATCGTAGGCATTGCGGTTTCTGCGGGAGACTTTGACGGTTATTATCCTATCAAGCACCAAGGGGGAGGCAACCTTACACAACGCCGTGTTATGGAATGGTTAAAGGTTCAATTAGCAACGCCCCATATTCCTAAGATCATGCACAATGCAACCTATGATGCTGGCTGGCTAAGATGGGCAGGTGTTAAGATCGAGGGCAAGATCATTGATACGATGGTTGCGGCTCCGTTGATTGATGAGAACAGATTTAGTTACAGCCTAAACAATCTTGGCCGAGACTATATTGACATGAGGAAGAACGAGAAGGGCTTGAGAGCGGCGGCTAAAAGCTTTGGCATAGATCCAAAGGGCGAACTGTGGAAGTTACCTGCAAAGTTTGTAGGGGTATACGCAGAACAAGATGCTCGAATGACCTTGAAGCTATGGAATAAGTTTGAGGTTGAGCTTAGTTCTAATGAATTATCTTCTATCTTTGAGCTAGAGACAAGCCTCATACCGCTCATGTTAGATATGCGTGAGCGTGGTGTTTGCGTTGATGTTGATGGTGCGGAGCGTGTTAAGAAAGATCTTCTGGCAATGAAGAAGGTTATTAACGCAGAGATTAAGAAGGACGTTGGCTTTGAGATCGAGCCGTGGGTAGCGACGAGTGTGGCTAAAGCTTTTGATTATCACAACATACCATACGATAAGACAGAGACATCAAACAAGCCGTCCTTTACAAAGGCATGGTTGCAAGGGTGTCCACATCCGATTGCGGCAAACATTCTACGTCTCCGGGAGTTAGATAAAGCGCAGAACACTTTTATTGATAGTATTCTTAAACACGCGCACAACGGACGTATTCATGCTGAATTTCATCAGCTAAGATCCGATGACGGAGGTACGGTAACTGGGCGGTTCTCAAGTTCAAACCCTAACTTGCAACAGCTGCCTGCGAGAGATCCACAGATTAAGTCTTTGATTCGTGGATTGTTTATTCCAGAAGACGGTGAGAGATGGGGGAGCTTTGACTACTCTAGCCAAGAGCCCCGATTGCTTGTGCATTATTGTGCGTCCCTATCTGGATCAGACAGACATACGCAGATTGACGGCGTTGTTGAAGAGTATCACAAGGGCGATGCTGACTTCCATCAGATGGTAGCGGACATGGCAGGTATTAAACGCAAACAGGCTAAGACTGTTAACTTGGGCATTATGTATGGAATGGGTAAGGCTAAATTAGCTGCTACAATGGGCATTTCTCCAGATGAAGCAAAAGATTTACTTGATTTGTACCATGATAAAGTCCCATTTGTTAAAGGTCTGGCAGACAAGGTTTCACGCATTGCACAACAGAACGGTAAGATAAGAACAATCTTGGGCAGACGTTGTCGGTTTGATATGTGGGAGCCTATGGCATTTGGGTATAACAAGCCTATGAAACTTGATGACGCTCGAAGAGAGTATGGGCCTCAAAGGATTAGACGTGCGTTTACCTACAAAGCCCTAAATAAGCTCATACAAGGCTCCGCAGCAGACCAAACTAAGAAAGCTATGGCTGACTGCTATGCGGAGGGTTTGGTGCCTCTTATGACCGTACACGACGAGCTATGCTTTAGTGTAGAAAGCGATGAGCAAGCCTCGAAGATTACAGAGATTATGGAGACAGGGTTAGAGCTTAAAGTTCCAAGTAAAGTGGATCAGGAGTTAGGAAACAATTGGGGAGAGGTTGGTTAAAGTAGATTTAACGCCTGGTGCTTTGTCTCATCGTTACGTCTTACCCAGCCCTTGCCAAACACTTCAAATGTATCGAGGCTTCTGTAAAACTTGTCCCGAACATAATGCATTTGTTTAATAATCTCTTCTGGATCTACTTCAGCTACTCGTTGCAAGGTTAAAGGTCCGATGCCACCATCTGCTTCAACACCTACGATGCGTTGCAGTGCTTTAGATGCACGAGACTTTCCAGAATTTACAGCCCAATCGAAGGTGCTCCAGTCAACGCCAGAGGGTAGATCGTCTGCCCGAACAGCGTCCCAATAATTTTCTTTGTAAATTGGATAGACATCATCGTGGGTTAGACCTTCCATTTCTCCGTTCATAACTTGGCGTCCAACGTATTGTTCGTAAACTGCCCTGGTTACTCCAAAATTAGTTTCCCCACCTGGATCTTGAGCATGCCAGACGTAGCCCCCTTCGTGTTCAAGAAGCCGTGCCATACATTCTTCAAAGTTCTGTCTCATTATGCACTCCTTGCAGTATTTAATCTTTCAGCTAATACTTGGTCATCAGGGTTAGGTAATACAATAGGATTTACATTGCTTACGTTTGAAGCTGGACTAGGCGGTACAACAGAAGGCAATAAATTAGAGACCCCAGATTTAATTGGTGCGGGAAGCTTGCTTATTGCTTCTTGAACAACGGGTCTGTTAGCTCTTGCAATAGCTTGAACCCGTTGCCTACCCGTTTCTTCACCTTCTACAGTTGCTTGCGCGATAGCTTGAGTTAAGGCTGTTGTAAAAGCCTGCGCGCCTTGACCAAATGGATCCCCTGAAAGAATTTTTCCTTTTAAAAAGTCACCTTTTAAAACAGATAATTTAGATCTAGAAGCCATCATCATTTTTAAAATTGCAGGGCTTCGTAAAATTGAA